CCTTTATCTATATTCTGTTTATATGAGAGAACATATATCTCTCACAAAGAAGTGAGATATATTTCTCTTTATAAACGAGTAGAATATAGTATAAGCCTTGTCAAGTCGGTTCTTGTAGCGTGATCCTCTGCGCCTGTCGTTTCCCACGCCGTTGCAGTAATTACTACATAATTACGAAACCCATGCGCTAAACTCGTGCGAGGCTCAACACTTCGGTAGGCCACGATTGGTGTGACATAATTGTCATATACTTTGTATATGGTATAGGTCCAACGTTGGACTAAGCTGTCTCACCTTTGGTGCTGACATGTGCTGTGCTGTACGTACAATGACCATCGAAGATGGGGGGTATGGTATTTATGTGCATCGGCACTGCTACACACTTAGTGTGTGAAAACTCCCCCTGTTCTATCACCATAAATGGTGGCAACTGATTGCATAACAGTTGTCGTAGACAAGTAAGTCACTGTTTGTGCTCATACTTCGTATGGTATGGTGGATGATGGCATCAATTGTTTTCTCACCGCAGCCCTGCAAGGCATTATGCATGACCACCCGCACGTTGAGAGGGGCCGGGCAGGGGCCAGTGGGGGGGTGTACGTTAGTATATATGTACCTATACACAGATCAGGAAAATGGTACTGTTAACCACTATACACATAAGGTGGTTTACGTATACGTAGGGTGTTATACGTGATCACATACTACGATAAACATGATACACTATTCACATAATGTAATACACTGTACGATTAGGGGTTGACATGTATTACAGAATGTGTAAAACTATATATGTTAGGTGTTAGGGTAGGGTCACGTACAGTGATACATATACATGTATATATACTTACTATTAATTATACTTAACTATATATACATATAAGTATATACGTACAGTGACTACACTTACATGTACTAATCCGTAAGTGACAATTGCCTTTAGGCGAGAAATTTGTATTAAATAATAATTAAGTATTGACAATGGCGAAGAAATCAGTAAAACTATATACAGACAATGTTCTTGAGGAGTTCTATAATCATGTAATTGATGGTAGACTTGAGAACTTACATATCCCCCATAGCGATGTATTCTACGTGAGGACTGCAGTGGAAGCCCACTACGGTACTCCATTTACTTTAGAACATGTAGAGTGGGCTATGCGTAAAGAAGGATGGACTGACTAGTGGAAAAGATTAACTTACCTATTGCCTTAGTTGCTGCACTTGCTGTACAGCTTGCTGGTGGCGTGTGGTGGGTTAGCCAACAGGCTTCTACTATTACTGGCTTAGAGGATACTGTATCCCAGCTAGGCTCTCGTATGGCTATTGAGGATAACATAAATCTAAAACGTGACGTTCAGTCTAACAAAGATGATATCTCAGATATGTATAAGGATATAGATGATCTGTATGAAGAGCTAGATAACCTTACTCGTAACTTAATGGTTGTAACTGAATTGCAAAGACGTGTTGCCGTATTAGAGGCTACACAGAAATTTATAAAAGCGGATCATGGCTCTAATAATGATACGCCTAAACTAAGGCTATTAAAATGAGTATAGAGTATCGTGGAGAAACATTTGCAGGTTATAACAAACCCAAGCGTACACCTAAGCACCCTAAGAAATCTCATGCCGTACTTGCCAAAGAAGGTACTACCATTAAGCTCATCCGCTTTGGTGAACAGGGAGCCTCCACGGCAGGTAAACCAAAGGCTGGTGAATCAGATCGCATGAAGGCTAAGCGTAAGAGCTTTAAGGCTAGGCACGGTAAAAACATATCTAAGGGTAAGTTGAGTGCAGCTTACTGGGCGGATAAAGTAAAATGGTAGTAGGATATTTTGGTATAATATTAGTATGTATGAGTTCTCTAGCTGAGCATTGTGAAATGGTTACTAGCCCATACGTATTTAATACAGAAGAAGAATGTGAGGCAGACGTTCTAAATGAGGCACTAAGAATTAAGAATAAGTACAGTCATGCAAATATAAACCCTAACTGTGCTAAGTTAGAATACAATGAGAAATCTGCATATCTTAAAAGATAAAGTAATATGGTAAAAGGAAACTACTGACATGGGCGCACTATCAATAGCAGCTAAGGCAGCTAAGGCTGCAAAGAAAGCAGCTGCAATAGCTAAACGTAAGGCAGCGGCTGCAAGGGCGGCAAAAATAAAACGTGATGCAAACAAGGGCGACCTTGATGTAGACACGGTAGTTAAGGCACAAGTAGTAAAGGCTAATAAAGCTAGGTCTAAACGTGAAGCTAATGAAGCTGCAGGTAAGAAGGCTAAAGCTAAAACTAAAGCTAAAGACTCTGGTGATATTTCGGAAGTGTTAATGCCAGAAGATCGTAAGCCTAACAATACCTCGCCAGAAACTAAACGTCAACTCGAAAGAAAAGCCATAGGCGACATTTCAGCTAAACTTACTAAGCCGGGGCTAAAGCCGTTGGATATGTCTGTGTACCGATCCTTTACAACCGTTGAGCGTAATGATATTAAAAAACAAGCAGGGGCAGCTTTACGTGCCGAAAAAATTACACAAGGTACACACGATACTATTGTTGGTCGGATTGATGCAGTAAATGAAGCTGAGTTAATGAAAAATGTCCGTTCTATGGAGCAGGGTATCTCTAATAAAAAAGCTAAACCTGTATCCCTTGCGCCAGACATGGACTTTAGTAAAGGTGGTACACCCGCTAAGGCTAAGTCACGTACAGGACACAGTGACTATCGTGGCGGTGGCATGTTCTACAATAGGAGTAAGTAATGGCTGCAGGAGTTAAACATTACTACCGTGACGGTACAGAGCACAGAGGTTCTATACACAAGGACGCTAAGGGTCAGGCTATGTCAGGCTCAAAGCATACTTCTAATAGTAAGTACGTGTATCACATAAAAGATTTATCTGCCGCAGCTAAGAAGAAGGCTAAGAAGTAAATGGATATCAGTACGTACTCAACCGCTACTGAAGCAGTGACGGTGGCATCTACTACGGCGGATGCCGCCGCTACTGTAGTATATACGTGTCCTCCTAATCACAATGCAACAATAGACCTGTTACACATAGCAAATAATAACAATGCAAGTAAAAAAGTATACGTGCAGTTTTATCACGAAGAAGATTCTACGTATCACTATATAATTAAAAACCATGCCGTAGCAGGTAACTCAGCAGAAAACTTATTTAACGCAGCCCCTATGCACTTACATGCAGGAGATATGATTGTAGCATACGGGGAAACCACAAATACAATAGAGGCATTAATTTCCTGTAAAGTATTTTACAATCCCAATCGTTGATTCATTAACACTCGTTACTTAAACGCATAACGGGGTTGCATTATTGTCTATAGTATGGTATAACTAACTATGTTATAACTATCCTTGGTACTAACACAAGGAGATATATACCATGCTAAAACGTTTACTTAAAAATTTACAAGAACGCCAGCAGCGAAGAGCCGACTACTGGATACTACAGAATATGACAAACAAAGCTCTAAAGGACATTGGGGTAACTCGTGGCGAAATCAACCAAAAAGTCTACGGTCAATGAGGCAGGAAATTATACTAAGCCTGCTATGCGGAAACGTTTGTTTGAGCGGATTAAGCGTGGAACCAAGGGCGGCAGCGCAGGGCAGTGGTCTGCACGTAAGGCACAGCTTCTTGCCAAAGAATATAAAGCTAAGGGTGGAGGATATAAATGATAAAGTATTTTAAACGACTATGGTGCGCTTTGCTAAATAAAAAGTGTAGCAAAGGTTGCAACTGCTGTTAGCATGACTAAAGCAAAGTCTCAACAAAGTCTTGACAGATGGACAAAACAAAAATGGACAACCAAAAGTGGTAAACCTTCGACTCAAGGTTCTAACGCTACAGGCGAAAGGTATCTTCCTGAAGGCGCAATTAAAAGCATGTCTAGTGAAGACTATGCGAAAAGTACGGCTAAAAAAAGAAAAGATACTAAAGCAGGTAAGCAATTTTCTAAACAACCTAAAGCGGCGGCTAAGTCTTCCAAACGTTTTAGGAGGATTTGATGACATCCTTTGAAGAAGCTGACAACAATGGTAGTGGTTCCATTGAGAAACATGAATGGGATTTATTGTTACTAGAAGATAAGCGTAGGCGGTTAGAAGATGAAGATGCTCACAGAGATCAGACTCGCAAGATGGCTTGGTTCGCTTTATGGGGAATGTTGCTTTATCCTTTTGCTGTGGTGGCGACAGATGCAATGGGTCTTAGCAACGCTACGACAATTATCGGAAGCATGGCCTCTGTTTATTTTGTGTCTGTTGCTGGTGTCGTATCTGTCTTTATGGGTGTTGCCAAGTTAGTTAAGAAGCCAGTAAAAAAGGTAGATGAAAGATGATATTTGGACAACTCCTAGGTGCAGTAGGTGGACTAGCTTCATCTTACCTAGATGGTAAAGTAGCTGTACAGAAAGCTAATGCAGAGATCAGGGTCAAGCAAGCTACAGGTGAGCTTGACTGGGACATAGCTGCAATGAACGGCACTCAGAATAGCTGGAAGGATGAATGGATTACTTTACTTTTTAGTATTCCACTTATCCTTGCATTCTGTGGGGACTGGGGTAATGAGATAGTACAGGCAGGTTTTACCGCACTAGAAGTTATGCCTACATGGTATCAGTATAGCTTGGGTGGTATTGTAAGTGCCAGCATAGGAATGAGATCAGTAAGTAAGTTTTTCGGAGGAAAGAAATAATGGTACTACCACTAATACCACTTGCAGTTGCAGGCGCAGGAGTTATCGCTAGATTTCTAGCTAAAAAGGGTATGAAGGAAGCCGTAAAGAAATACGGTAAGAAAGCCGTAACGGAAGTACAAAAAAATGCTAAGGATATGGTTACTAAACCAACAGCAGGACAGGCAGGAACAAAGGCAGGCGTTAGGGGTATGCGTAACGCTCGTCAACTTGGGCGTCAAGCTGCAGGGGTAGGTGCCGCAGCGGGTGCAGTAGGTGGCATTGCAGCAATGCGTAAAGCACTTAAAAATGAAACGGATGCTAGAAAACGTGCTCAATTAGAAACCGCTATTGAAAAAGCGGTAGCCAAAGTAAATAGTGAAAAAGCTACTTCCACGGCTCCTAAAACTTCTACTAAACCTAAAGCACGTGCTAAGCCAATGCGTCCGAAAGCGAGGCCATAACAATGGCATTTAAATTATCACAACGTAGCATAGATAAAATGGATGGCGTAGACAAAAGTCTTGTGGATGTAGTCAAACGTGCCATTGAACTTACGAAGATAGACTTCGGAGTTATATATGGTATGCGTACTATACAAGAACAAGAGAATCTTGTAGCGGCAGGTAAGTCTCAGACTATGAAGTCTAAGCACCTAGTAGGTAGGGCAGTTGATCTAATGGCCTACGTAGATGGTAAGGGTTGCTGGGAACTGAACGTCTATGACGATCTATGTGACGCAATGAAAGAGGCAGCTAAGGAACTTGGTATAGCAATCAAGTGGGGTGCCGCATGGTCAGAGGGTGACATTCGTACTTACTCAGGTACAGCTGAAGATGCAATGATGAAGTACATTGATCTTCGCCGTAGTGAAGGTCGTAGACCATTCATTGATGGCCCACACTTTGAGTTGATGTAAAGGAAGTAATATGGCACGTGAGTTAACAGAACGCCAACAAAAGTTTTTAGCGGTCCTAATGGATGAGGCGGCTGGAGATATATCCACTGCTAAAATTATGGCTGGTTACTCAGCTAATACTACTAACACTGAAATTACCAATAGTCTTAAAGAAGAGATCATTGACGTAACGCACAGCTACCTAGCACGTAACGTACCTAAAGCCGCTATGGCTATGGTACAGGCTTTGTATGATCCTACAGAGCTTGGCATTCGAGATAAGATGGCTGCAGCAAAAGAACTACTTGATCGTACTGGTTTGGTTAAGACTGAGAAGGTACAAGTCGAATCTAAGGGTGGTGTCATGTTGATGCCAGCTAAACAAGCACAGGAAGACGATGACTAAATCTGTAGGTACATGGAAACTACCACAACCAACCGACCTTAAAGAAGATAATGAATGGGTTTCTATCCCACGTGTAGCGAGAACTATTCCCTTTGGTTACGAATTAGACCCCAATGATAGCGGAATACTCTTGCCAATTGCCCTTGAACTTGATATGCTTGCACAAGCGCAGAAATACTTAAAGCAGTATTCATATCGTGAAGTGGCGAATTGGTTGGCTAGAAATACTGGCAGAGACATATCGCACGTAGGGCTAAAGAAACGGTTGGACAATGAGCGACAAAGAAAAAACAAAGCTGGAAGCTTACGCCGATGGGCAGACTATGCCAAAAAGGCAATCGCCAAGGCGGAAGAAATCGAGCGCACAAGGCTCGGTGCAAAGCAAAGCAAGAACCAAGAAGACTCCGAAGAAGCAGCAGCCTAAAGCACCAAAGATTATATATGATGAGTTCGCTCCAGTAGAAGAGCAACATAATATTATCTTTAAGCCTAAAGTTGGCCCACAGACAGACTTCCTTGCTGCAAGTGAGCGTGAGGTCTTATATGGAGGCAGTGCAGGTGGGGGTAAGAGTTACGCCATGCTTGCTGACCCGTTACGCTTTATGGGCCACCCAGCCTTCTCAGGATTGCTCCTACGACATACTACGGAAGAACTACGAGAACTTATCTTTAAGTCTCAAGAAATGTATCCAAAGATTTGGCCCGGTATTAAATGGTCAGAACGTAAGATGCAGTGGACTGCACCCTCTGGTGCTAGACTGTGGATGTCGTACCTAGATAAAGAAGATGATGTACTTCGCTATCAAGGCTTGGCATTTAGTTGGATAGGATTTGACGAGTTAACTCAATGGCCTAGCCCCTTCGCATGGAACTACATGAGGAGTCGCTTGAGGTCTACAGCTAAAGACCTTCCTGTATACATGAGGGCAACTACTAACCCCGGCGGTAGAGGACACCATTGGGTTAAGAAAATGTTTATTGACCCTGCTGCCTACGGTGTATCTTTTGACGCTACAGACATTGAGACTAGCGAAGTACTACGTTACCCTGCAGGACATGAGAAGGCAGGCAAGGCACTATTCAAACGTAAGTTTATTCCTGCACGATTAAGAGATAACCCATACCTAGCAGAGCAAGGTGACTACGAAGCAATGCTTCTATCACTACCAGAGCAACAACGTAGGCAACTACTAGATGGTGATTGGGACATTAAAGAAGGCGCAGCCTTTACAGAGTTTGATCGTAACATCCACGTAGTCGAACCATTTAAGATACCATCTAACTGGGTTAAGTTTAGGGCATGTGACTATGGGTACGGAAGTAAGTCAGGCGTAGTCTGGTTTGCAGTATCCCCAAGCGAACAGCTAGTAGTGTATCGTGAGTTATACGTAACTAAAGTCTTAGCTGCCGATCTTGCAGAGATGGTACTTGACTTAGAGGCTGAAGATGGAAACATTAAATATGGCGTTTTGGATAGCTCTCTTTGGCATAAGCGTGGTGATACTGGTCCTTCATTGGCTGAACAGATGATACAGAAGGGATGCCGCTGGCGTCCATCTGACAGGTCTAAAGGTTCACGTGTAGCAGGTAAGAACGAAATACACAGACGCTTACAGGTAGATGAGTTTACGGAAGAACCTAGACTTATCTTCTTTAACAACTGCACTAACATGATATCTCAATTACCTGCGTTACCTATTGACAAAAGAAACCCAGAGGACATTGATACAACCTCAGAAGACCACTTGTATGATGCACTAAGATATGGTATTATGTCAAGACCACGTTTTAGTATATGGGATTATGATCCTAATAGTGGACCCTCTAACAGCATGAGAGTAGCAGATGCTACCTTTGGATATTAAGGAAAAGTAAATGGCAGAAGACAATGATGGCTTTATTGAAGATGACGCAATCATCCTAGAAGATAGTGATGATTCTACGATTGATGATGCCGATACTTCTAAAATTATCCCGTTCATTATGGAAAAATATAATCGTGCTGATGACTACCGCCAGCAAGATGAAGAACGTTGGCTACGTGCATATCGTAACTACCGTGGTTTTTACGGCCCAGATGTACAATTCACAGACGCAGAAAAGTCCCGTGTGTTTATTAAGGTTACAAAGACTAAGACATTAGCTGCCTATGGGCAGATTGTTGACGTGTTATTTGCAGGTCAAAAGTTTCCTCTTACCGTTGACCCTACGGAACTACCAGAAGGTGTAGTGGCAGATGTACACTTTGATCCCAAAGAACCAGAACAGCTTCGTGAGTCAGAACTAAGCAACACAGCTAGTCCGTATGGATTTGCAGGTGACGGTAAAGATTTACCTGCAGGTGCTACCGCTAAGTCTTTGCTTGATAGCATTGGACCCCTTAAAGATAAACTTGCCGACATTGATAATGTCCGTGCAGGTGTAGGTAAAACCCCTACTGCAGTTACTTTTAGCCCCGCAATGATTGCAGCTAAAATGATGCAGAAGAAAATACATGATCAGCTAGAAGAGTCAAGCGCAAGTAAGCACTTACGTAGTACAGCTTTTGAAATGGCTTTGTTTGGTACAGGTGTTATGAAGGGTCCATTTGCAGTAGACAAAGAGTATCCTAGTTGGAATGAAGAAGGTGAGTATTCACCCGTTATGAAAACTATACCACAGGTATCTCATGTATCTGTGTGGAATTTTTATCCTGACCCAGATGCAAACAACATGGACGAAGCTCAGTTTATTATTGAACGTCACAAAATGTCTCGCACACAGCTGCGTGGATTAAAGCGTAGGCCACACTTTCGTAGTAACGTAATTGACGAAGCCATTAATCTAGGTGAAAACTATAACAAAGAATCTTGGGAAGATGATCTTTCAGATTACGCACCAGAGCACGGCATTGAACGTTTTGAAGTACTAGAGTATTGGGGCATGGTAGATGTTGAAATGCTTGTTAATCAAGGTGTAGACATTCCTAAAGAATTAGAAAACGTAGATGAGTTGCAAGCCAATGTATGGATTTGTAATGGTAAACTACTGCGTATGGTAATGAACCCATTTAAACCTGCAACTATTCCTTACATGGCTGTGCCGTATGAGCTTAATCCTTACAGCTTCTTTGGCGTAGGCATTGCGGAGAACATGGACGATACACAAACGTTGATGAATGGTTTCATGCGTATGGCTGTAGATAATGCCGTACTGTCAGGTAACTTGCTTATTGAAGTAGATGAAACTAACCTAGTACCGGGCCAAGACTTGTCTGTATATCCCGGCAAAGTCTTTAGGCGTCAAGGTGGCGCACCCGGTCAGAGTATCTTTGGGACTAAGTTCCCTAACGTGGCACAGGAAAACTTACAGTTGTTTGACAAGGCACGAGTACTTGCAGATGAAAGCACAGGCTTCCCATCTTTTGCACACGGTCAAACGGGTGTGTCAGGTGTAGGTCGTACAGCTTCAGGTATCTCTATGCTTATGGGTGCTGCACAAGGTGGCGTAAAGAACGTAATTAAAAATATTGATGACTACTTGCTTCGCCCACTAGGTGAAGGTTTGTTTAGATTTAATATGCAGTTTGATTATGACCCTGCCATTAAGGGTGACTTAGAAGTTAAGGCACGTGGTACAGAAAGCTTAATGGCTAATGAGGTACGTAGCCAGAGATTAATGCAGTTTATGCAAATTTCTTCTAGTCCAGCACTTGCACCTTTTGCAAAATTCCAGTATATTATCCGTGAGATTGCAAAGTCTCTTGAACTAGACCCAGACAAAGTTACCAATAATATGGACGAAGCAGCTATCCAAGCTGAACTTATGAAGGGCTTCCAGCAACCAGCGGCAGAAGGTCAGGGCGCACCAGTAGACCCGACAGGCGCAGGTGGTGGTAATATAGGTACAGGCCAAGTCCCAGTACCCAATGAACAAGGATTTAGTGGAAATGCACAAGGACAAGGAGCACCTCAACAAGCTCAAGCCGATGGTCAACAACCCCCAGCAGTGGGACCAGTTCAGTAGTTATATTGATACACTGATTACACAACAGCACCGTACTATGGAACAGTCTGACAGTGCTACGATCATGCACAGATCACAAGGTTCTATATATACATTGCGTAGGTTAAAGCTACTTAGAGATGAAGTATTAAAAAATGGCTGATGAAAAAGTAGGTAATAAAACAAATAAGACAACACAAGTTGGTCGAGATGTTTATGAAACTTCTGATGGTGAAATGGTGTCAGAAAAATCTACTACCTTTCAATACAAGGGTAAATGGATTAACGTTCCTACAATACACAATGGTTATCAGTATGATGATGATACTTTACGTATGCTGTTAAACGAAGGTATTATAGAACCCACTAGTATACACGAAGATGAACCCTCTGCAAGTAAAGCTGCAAGAGAACGAAGTGACAATTTAAAGTTTAGTAAAGGCGGAACACCAATGCAGAAACAAATGGAACTTTTTGGAGATGGCGGTCTTAAAGATGAAGGCGGCATGATAGACGAAGTATCAGGCAATGAAGTTCCTATTGGTGGAACACGTGAAGGTGTTCGTGATGACATCCCTGCTAACGTTAGTGAAGGTGAGTTTATCTTTCCTGAAGATGTAACTCGTTACATTGGTCTTGAAAAACTTATGCAGTTACGCCAACAAGCTAAGATGGGCTTGCAAGAAATGGACGCAATGGGTCAGATGGGCAACAGTGATGAAGCCACTATGGACGATGACTTACCCTTTGGTATGGCAGACATTATGGTAGTAAGTGCGGGTGGCGAACCTATGGAGTTTGCCGATGGTGGATTTGTACCTACTAAAAACTATGCCCCCGGTGGCATGGGTACTACCCGTTCTCTTTCTCCAGAAATTATGGCACCTGCACGTACTAAGATTGACTTTAAACAACTCATGGGTGAAGCAGCCATTGAGTTTAAAGAATACAGAAATGAAGAAGGTAAGAATATTATGGTTGCCCACATAGGTGGTGTAGCTGCATTTCCAATTCCTGAAGGATATACGTTGTACGTTGCAGATGACTCTATAGGAAATGGAGACACTGCTACAGATGATATTGTAGCAGATGCAAATAACGCCGTTGCAGAAAAAGCTCTTGCAGACGAAGCTTATAATGCTGGTTATCCTTCTACTGCAACCGATCCGTCTTCCGCTATTGATTGGGAAAATTTATCTACGAAGGAATTGTTAGAGGAACTACCTAAAATTACGGGAGTTGGTTCTATGATTGCAAAAGGTGTTATGGCATTTCTAGGACTACCCGGTCTTTTCGGCTACGGACTAATGCGTAATAGAGATAAAAGAGCAGCAAAAGCAGCGCAGGCTCGTATTGCTAAAGGTGGATTGTCATCTTC